CGGTGAACTGCATGGCCGGATCGCGGCTGATACGCGCCTGCTCTTTCCAGCGGTATTCCGAGACACGGCGAAGCTCCTGATATGCTGCTGTGTTGGCGGCGAATTTGAAGCCGCCAATAGCCATCATGACTTCATTGCTGATCGCCATCATCAACCGCCCTGGATATCAAACAATGCGCCGCGTGTGCGGGCGGCATGTTCGCGCTCTTTTTCGGCCAGCGCCTGATGCACTGCATCTTTCACCTGCGCCGGATCGCCGCCGTCCACATTGACATGCAGCACATAGCTGGCGCGGTTATCCTGATGCACAGTTGAGGGTTGGGCCATTGCAGGCGTTGCCATCGCCATTGTTGCTGCGAGTGCTGCGGGGGCGGCTTTGGCGATCTGCGTTTTTTTATCGGATGAAAACAAGCTTGCCAACTTTCCACCTGCGAAATCACCCCCAATGCCGCCCAGGATTGACCCAAGCAGTCCGCCGACTGCCGTACCAATCGGCCCCACAAAGCTGCCGAGTGCAGCGCCCGCAGCGCCTCCCGCCAATGCGCCACTAATGCCGCCGACATCTTGCGTTATTTCCGCGCCTTTGTTTTTACTGTCTCCCAGCAATGTGGAGCCGATACTGAGCGCAGTCAGGCCGACGCCAAGCAGGCCACCCTTACCTTTCAGAAATCGCCCGGCTCCGGCCAGCTTGCCTTTCATGCCTTTGCCTCCAAAAAAACCGCCGCCGGAATTGCCACCGAGAGATTGTGCCAGCGCATTCTTTTTAGCCATTAAAGCGCTCTTCGCCAGTACGATATTGAGTGTTGCAAATGCCGCTATCACAGGCGCGACCACAAGGGCGATACCGCCGACCACACCGATAAATCCCAGAACAACCGTTGTGGCCACGGGGAACCTGTCAGCCAGTGAGGCAACAAAGTCGAGCACCGGCGCTGCAACATCAAGCAATCTATTTAACGCCGGCGTCAGCTTGTCGCCGAATGCGATGGACATTTTTTCCAGACGGTTATTAAACAGCGTGATTGAATTTTCTGTGGTCTTGCTGCGGATATCAAATTCGCGCTGTGCCGAGCCTGCAAAGTTTGCTTTCTTCGATGTCAGATCAAACGCCCGCTGCACAGCCTCCAGATTTGAAAGAATAGGCGCAATCGCTCCCACTGTTTCCAGTCCGAACAGCTGTTTAAGGACCGCCGGCTGCTGAGCCTTATCCAGTTGAGACATGGCTTTAAATACATCCATAATAGCGCCTTTGGCGTCCACTTGCATGCGCTGCGCCATCTCTGTGGCATCGAGGCCAAGGCTCGCCAGTGCGTTTTTTTGCATGCGCGTTGCTGCGGTGCCTGCAGAAAGGGATAACGTCAGATTCTTCATGCCTGTTGCAGCGATTTCCGTTGGCGCACCGGAAGACAAAAGCACCGCGCCCAGTGCTGCCGTTTCTGCCGTTGTGAGGCCTGCAGCTTTGGCCACCGCGCCCTGTCTGGATATAACATCGGCCAGATCACCCGCTTTGGCGTTCATATTATTGGATAGAAAGTTTACCGCATCGGCCAAATCATTTGTTTGCGATTGTGTCAGCTTCATGGATGAGCGCCATCCCGCCATGATCGACCCGGCCTGAGCGCCTGTCAGATCAAAGGCGACCCCCATCTTTGCTGCGGATTCTGCAAACGAGAGTAGCTTCTGTCGCGGAATGTTGGCTTGACCTGCCGCTGCAATAATATCGCCCAGCCCCTTTGCTGATACCGGGATCACAGTCGACATGGCAAGAATGTCCTTGCGCATCTGTCGAAACTGCTTGGGCGAATCGAAATTCACAACCTTGCGCACATCCGCCATCGTTGACTCAAAGGACACTGCGGACTGTATGGGCTTCGTCAATGCGCCCGTCATCTTGCGGCCTATATTTTCCACGCCGCCAGCAACAAGGGCGAGGTTAGCTGCTTTCTGGATGGCCTTGTCGTATTTCTGTTGAGCCTGTTGGAGCTTTCCCTGCGCCTGCGCCATGCGCTCCATCTTTTTTGTGGTCATCTCGAGCTTGTTGGCCAGCATTGTCTCTGCATCGCTCATCTTGCGCGTATCAATGCCAGCTTCGCGCAGTTCATTGCGCAAGATTCTCAGTTCTTCTTTCTGCCGTTTGTGCGCATCTTTCAATTGCGCCGATTTGCTGCGGGCGCGCTCAAATGATGTGGTCAGTTTTTTTGACGGCTTGTCCGTTGCCGCGATGACTCTGCCCAGTTCTGCGGTGTTCTTCTGCGCGGCCTTCATTTCTGTTGCAGTTCTACCCAGAGCGCTATTCATGCGCTGGAATCTCTGGATCATGTTTTTTTGTTGGCTCAGCGTGTTGATGGATTTCTGACCGTCCAGCATGGCTTTGGTCATTTTATCGCTGATGCCGATGATTTTCTTCACCGGTGCCGTGAATTTATCAACGGCTCCGATTAAAATGGACAAATCAAGCGATTTCATCTATCATGCTCCTATGCGTCGCGCTTTATTTTATCTGCAAGCATGGTGGCCGTTGTGTCTGGCCGCGATCATCTTTGCTGCCTTTACGCTATGGCTCCTCGCCCCTGTCAACCTGATAATGGCCGTCGCATCCGCCCCGATCATGGGTGTTGCCGGCTGGTTCTCAATGGCACTGTTGCTGGCGGCGGCAGATTACTCAGACCTTGCTTAACAACCCCATGTCCAGCGCCTCATTCAGATAATCCAGCGCCTCATTAAACCCTAAGCGCTTAATCTCAGACGGTTGCCAGTGAAATGCTGCGCCCAGCTTTGCAATCAGCGAGCGCAGCACGCCCACCGTTATTCCAAAAAATCAGCTACCATCGCACTGGCCTGATTGAAGTCATGCGCGTCCAGCTTGCGCACATCATCCGGCGCAATTTCGCCGATCAGTGAAAGCAGGCAAATGGATTTACCCAGCTCATCATTTTCGCGATTCATCAGCTCCAGATCACCTACCGTGACCCGGCGCAGATTCAGGCGGGTGATCTGCTCACCAGCCACCTCAATGGGATATTTCAACGTGATCGTCTCCATCACGCGATCCCCAGATTAACGCGGGTTTGCGCCAGCTGATCCACGCCGTTGATAATACGCTTCATGCCTTCCACATCGATTTCGACAAGATCAATTCCACCCTGCGTATATTTATAATAGTTCACTGACAGGGTAACTTTGTGCTTGGCGGCCTCACCAGGCTTCCATGTGCCCATATCGCTCTCTTTAACGCGACCGCGCAACAGCACCACTACCGGCGAGGCTGTGCCATCAGATGGGTTGGTAATGCTCCCCATCGCCCGAAATGACTGCGCCGAACCGATCTGCACGCCGAACAACTTTAATACATCTGCATCGAACTCGCCGAGGGTGAAATCCGACTCCAGCTTTTCCATGCCCATGTCGATTTCTGTCGGGGCGTCCATACCGCCGGCGCGGTACTCATCCATTTTAATCGTCAGCTTGGGCAGATTGATTTCGTCAACCTTGCCCGCATAACCTTTGCCGACAACAAACAGATTGCAGTCTTTTAATACGCTTGCAATAGCCATGATTTATGCTCCTTGTTTGGCGGTTTTGACCGCCTTCTTTTTGATGATTTCGAGTGTGCCGTCAGCTATCAAAAACTGCGCGGCACGCTCGTGCAGTTCGATGGTGTCGCCGATATTCAGCTGCGTGTTGTTGATATGCGCAGGGCGCAGGGCTTTATATGTTTTCATGGTGTCGCCTCCTTATGCCTTCGGCAGCAGTTCAATCAGATATTTGTTGGTGATCGTGGCCTGGAATCCGAGCTGCTCCAGCGGCGGCACCGGCGTGTAGTCGTAATCAATCCACAGTTTGCCTGCGCTCAGGCTCGTTGTGGTGTTCAGTTCCTTATCCAGCCATGCATTAGCATCCACGATATAACCCAGCGACTTGAGCTCGCGGAATTTTGCGTTTACCCCATCCACAATCTCATCGAACAGCACGGGAGACATCGGCTTATCCATTGCCCACAGATGCGCTTCGGCAATCGAATCGGCCAGCACATCGCCGGTACGGACTGCTGATTCAAATGTAAATACCGGATCGGCAGACGGCGTGCGGCTGCCCCAGAATCGATAACCATCCTGCATGATGATTGTGGTGATCTCGTTCTGGTTGAGCAAATTGGCCTGTGAGTTGGCGTTTTGCAGACCCCAACTGACCGGTTTGGTGACGCCTGAAACGCCGTTTACAACGATGTTAGACAGCGTTTTATGCCAGCCAACATCGTTATCCAACTTGGCGCGCATACCGAGTGCACGCGCCGATGCCGGTTGTGCTACCAGGGCATTGGCTGTTGTGTCCCACACCTCAAATCCCGGCCACAGGAGCATGCTGCGCTTGTTGCCGTAGGCCACCCGGTCGGTCAGGGCGGTTGGCACATCGGCACTGGCCAGATCGTAATATGCAAAGGCTCTAAGATCGGCAGTGATGGAGTCCATCGCGGCGGCAACCGGCTGATATGATGTCCAACCCGGCGCGCCCAGGATGCGCGGCTGCACGCCCAGCGCGGTTTTGGCCGTGAGCAACGCTTGCATGCCGGTGGATATGCCTGCCGCTGTGACTGTGCCGATGATGTTGCTCTGTGTCGCCGCAATATCAATAGCGCCACCGGTGAGCGTGGCTTCTGCCACACGCACCACCACCATGATCGGTGCAATCTGGTCAAAAATCGCGTCCATGCTCATAGGCAACGTGCCTTTACCCAGTCCGGTGGTATCGAGTTTGCCCGCTTTGGCACGATCTCCGACAATCAGTACCGGCGTGTCGAGCGGGAATACGGTAGCATCAGCATCGGGTGCAGTGCCGACGATGCCGATGATGCCTGTGGATATGGTGCGGATGTTCCGCGTTGCGTTTGTTTTTTCGACGACTTGTACGCCGTGTA